AATGCTTTCCAAAAGATCTTAATGCATTTATTGGCTTTTTTGAAGATGTGGGTGTTGATCCTACGGTTATGAAAGCTGCCTGGAGAAAAAATTTGGAAGTTAGAGATGATCACGACTGGGCTACAATAGAGGGCGCTGTAAGTGAAAATACTAAAGAAGGAGACTAGAACTTATGAATAATTTTCCAACTGGAAAGCCTCACATTTCTTTTTCTGAGATAAAGCAGTGGAAGGAATGCCCGTGGAGGCACAAGCTTTTGTATATTGATAAGATTGATCTATTTGAACCCTCACCCCATCTTGACTATGGGACTAGCGTTCACAATGCCTGTGAAAGCTATTTAAAGACTGGTCAGATGATAACTCAATCAGAAGAAATAGAAATTCGAGAAGCATTTGAAAAAAATGGAAAAACATGGTATGAACAAGGTCATCCTCATGTTGACACCTGGGTAGATTGGGCCAAGGTTAGCCTTGATGCTCTCCCAGCATATTTTGATGAGATGTTCGGAGATTGGCAAGCAGTCGAGGCTGAAGAGTATCTTTATGAAGAGATCGAGGGTAAAGAGATAAAGTTTAAAGGTTTTATTGATGCCATTATTAAAACTAAGAACAAAAAAGGAAAAGAAATCTATTGGATTCTTGACTATAAGACAGCACCTAAATATGGCTGGCGTCGAGAGAAAAAGCAGAGCATTCTTATGACAGCCCAGTTAATTCTATATAAGCACTTTTGGGCTAGAAAGCACTCTGTGGCCCTCGAAGACATTCGATGCGGTTTTATATTAATGAAGAGAGGAAGTAAGCCAGAGAAGTCCTGTGAGCTTGTAGCAGTATCTGTGGGACCAAAGACACTAGAGCGAGGAATAAAAATGATGAATAACATGATATATTCTGTTAAGACAAGAATGTTTCTAAAAAATAGAGATTCTTGTAAGTGGTGTCAGTATAAGAATACTAATCATTGTACTTGATTTACTGGATGTTATCTAAGGGTAATATTTCCTATAGGAGAATACATGGAAAAGAAAAAGGTTTTAATTCTATCTGATCATGCTCTTTCAACATCAGGTGTTGGAACTCAGACAAGACATTTAGTCTCAGGGCTATTAGAAAAAGAATTTTGGACTTTTAGACAGTTTGGAGCTGCATTAAAGCATTCAGACTATAGAACTGTTGTTGTTAATGATGATTTTATAATTAAGCCCATTGACGGATTTGGAAATAGAGATCTAATAAGGATTACTCTTGCTACAGAGAGGCCTGAAATTCTTTTTATATTTACTGATCCAAGATTCTTTATTTGGCTTTTTGAAATGGAGGACGAAGTTCATCAGGTATGTCCCGTTGCTTGGTGGCATGTCTGGGACAATCTTCCCTATCCTAATTACAATCAGGAGCTTTATGACTCAACTGATCTAATAAATTGTCATTCATATCTAACATATCAGATGTGCAATGATCATTTTTCTGAAAAGACAAACTTTATTCCACATTCAATTCCAGAAAATATATTTTTTCCGCTACCAGATGTTCAAAAGAAACAGTTTAAAGAACAGATACTTGGAAAAGATAGAGTAGATCATTTCGTTGGTATCTGGGTAAATAGAAATGCAAAAAGAAAAAGACCCAGTGATGTCATCGAGTCCTGGAAGATATTTTTAGATGACATTGAAAAGAAGCACGGTCATAGAAATGCAACACTTATAATGCATACAGACCCACAGGATCCAGAAGGCCCAAATCTTTTTATGGTTACAGAGCTATTTGGAGTTCAGAATAACATATTCTTTTCAAAGGAAAGACTTGACTTTGACAAGATGAATATTCTTTACAATATTTCAGATTTTTGTCTAAATGTAAGCTACGCTGAGGGATTCGGGCTTACTACACTAGAAGCTATGCAGTCTGGAATACCAATAGTTGCTGCCAAGACTGGTGGGCTGACTAGGCAAGTCGTTGATCATAGGGATGGTTCAGAAAATGGAATTGCTCTTGATATAGAGTTGCAAACACTAGTAGGATCTCAGCAGGTTCCATACATCTATGAAGATTATGTTTCTTGTCAGTCTATTGCAAATGGAATACAGTCGCTTTATGAAATGCCTGAAAAAAAGAAAAAGAAGCTAGGAGAGAAAGCAAGAAACTATGTTCTCTCTGAGTTTGCATATCAGGATACAGTTGATAAGTGGCACAGTACCATGAAAGATCTTGTTGAAAATTGGAAAGATGAATACAAGAGCTGGGAATGCATAGAGATTTAATTTGGAGATATGATAATTGATTAAGGTTTTATTAAGAGCACCCGTTTTAACTGTAAGCGGCTATGGAATTCACTCAAGACAGGTTTTTAAGTGGCTAGAGTCTAGAAAGAATGTAGACTTGTATGTCCAGCCGTTAAACTGGGGAAATACAACGTGGCTTATTAATCCAGACATAGAAGATGGTCTAGTGAGTAGAATAATGGAAAAGTCAAGAGAGCACAATGGAAAGTATGACATCTCTTTCCAAGTCCAGCTCCCAGATGAGTGGGACACCTCTCTAGCTAAAAAGAATGTTGGAATTTCTGCTTTTGTTGAGACAGATAGATGTAATCCAAAATGGATAGATTCAATTAATAGCATGGATGCTGTTATTGTGCCAACAACACACACAAGAGATATTATTAAAAACACTGGATCTACAAGAACACCTATACATGTAATTCCCGAGTCTTATTTGGATAAAATAGATGACAGTGAAATTTTACCACTTGACCTTCCTATAAAGACAGATTTTAACTTTTTAGTTGTTGGTCAGTTTACTGGAAATGATCCGTGGAATGATAGAAAAAATATTTTTTATACAATTAAATGGTTTTGCGAAGCGTTTAGAGATGATCCTGATGTAGGCTTGATAGTAAAATCTAATCACGGCAGGAGTACAAGAATCGATAGAAGGATAACAAAATCTGCACTAAAGGGGATATTAGATGAAGTAAGGATCGGTCCATTTCCAAGAGTCCATCTTCTACATGGTCTAATGAGTGAAGAGGACATGACTGGTCTATATAGAAGAGACGATGTTAAGTGTCTTATAAGTTTGACAAGAGGAGAGGGATTTGGACTCCCGATGCTAGAAGCAGCTGCCTCTGGGATTCCTGTAATTGCAACTAACTGGTCAGGTCATTTAGACTTTCTTGGTCTTGGAAAGTTCTTACCTATAAACTATTCTCTTGGTGAGATACCGGAAAATAAGCCCGATGATAGAATATTTTTTAAGGGAATGAGATGGGCACAGCCCAGTGAGGAAGATTTTAAGAAAAAGGTCGTTAAATTCAGACAAAAGCCCAGTCTTCCTACTAAGTGGGCAGATGATCTATCTAAAAAGATCAAGAATAAGTTCTCTATCAGTGAAATCTGTAGAGAATATGATAGGTTTCTACATCGGGAATTTAACATATGACATCTCTTGAGATAATTCTGATTGTAGTTTGTCTCTTTCTTCTAGTTTTGACTCTCGTTTCTTTTTATTTTAATTTAAAGTTTGGTAAATTAATTTTAGATTTACAGGATTCAATAGAGGGATCTCTTGACGTTCTTGACAGAGGGTATTTATCAATGTCTAAAGTTCTTGAAAAGCCTATTTTTTTTGACTCTTTAGAGATTAGACAGGTAGTTTCAGAAATTAAGAAATGTCGTGACTCTATATTGCTTGTTGCAAATAATATGACATCTAATTTTGAAAACAATAATTAAAATCTATTAATGAAAAAAAAATTTAAAAGAATTAGAAGAAAGAAAGGGTCAAAGTCTAATCTGTACTTTGATTTAAATACTCATAATGCTATAGTTAAATTTCAAAATAATGAATGTGAAAAAGAAAGATCTAAAATATATATAAATGAAATATTTCCAGCATTTGATAAGCTAGTTGAGAATCTTATTTTTATTCACGGTTTTTCAAAGCCGTTTGGAGACCATGTTAGTCTAAAAAGTGACTGTGTGACATTTCTATATGAGACATTAGAAAAATTTGATCCATCTAGAGGGACTAAGGCTTTTTCTTATTTTAATGTAGTAGCAAAAAACTGGCTAATAATTCAAAGTAAAAAGAGAATCAAGAGCAACAGAAGGCATGTTAGCATTGATGATATCCTATCTCTAAGTCATGGAGATAAAATTGCAATTGAGACTCATAAGACTGTTCCAGCACAAGATAGTAAAATTATAAAAAGAGAGTCAATTGAAAGTTTATTTCAATTGATGGAAAATATTAGACACCGGCTTAAGAATGAAAATGAAATTGCTTGCATGGAAGCCATTATAACATTATTTAAAAATATAGAAGATCTAGATCTTTTAAATAAGCGAGCTGTTTTTGTCTACATGAGAGATCTTTCTAACCTTAATCCAAAACAGCTTTCTGTTGCTATGTCTGTGATAAGAAAGCACTATAAGGACCTACTTAAGACTGGAGATTTTGACGTATTTTTTTAGGATTTAAAAAAAATGAGTAAGGCAATTGAAAAACAGATAGACAGGCTAAAAGAAAAAGAGCAAAAGATAGAGAGATTTTCAGACATACTTGACTCTCTGACTAGCACAGAAGATAGAAAGAAACTTTTATGGAAAGAAGTCTATGAAAATGCAATCAATGATAGAGAGAGTGCTAATACACTCTTTACTGACTTATTAATTCAATGTAAGGGCAACGCATCAAATCACAGCCTATTTGGCCAGCTTATGTCAAAGTATCTTGAGAGAATGTCAAAAAGCAATGATCAAATCTTAAGACTCGCTGAGATTATATCTAAAGAGGATCAGGTTACTGTAGATCCAAACGCAATTTTTGATCAAATAAGAGAAGAGAATGCGTAGAAGACCTGACGGAACATCACACAACGATGCATCAGAGCAATTTGGTGATCTTAGACGAAGACTGTCTCGATCACGGAGGATTTTATATTCTGCTGTTGTGACAGAGTTTATAACTAATCCTGGAATTTTTAGTGATGATGAGGCAGAGTCTCTTAAGGTGGGAGAAATGAGTGTACAAAACCCACAGTATGTGGACAAGATGCCTAGAAATTCAATACTTGCTAGATTAATCTCTGATGGAAAAGGAAGATCACAAAAAAAACCCCAGATATTTTATCCATTTTTTTCTCCTCATCTCTCGATGCCAGTTAAGACAGGAGAGCAGGTCTGGGTTATATTTGAGACACCCGATGCTTCTCTTGGATATTGGATTAGTAGAAAGGCAACAAATCTCTCTGTTGATGATCTAAACTATACACACCTAGATAGAGTCACAGTATCTCGCCCGACAGGCGAGCTGACAACAAAGGAAAAATATGACAGCTCTAGCGACACTGATTCTTCTGACTTAGACGCTGTTCTTGCAGAAGCATACGGCTATCCTATGGGCGGTCGTGGTCGACAGGCTAACAATACACTTTGGTCCAGAACTGGAGATGAAAATCCGTATGATGTGATAGTTGATTCTTCTATTTCATATAACAATTACTTTGTCGGAGAGCCAGTCCCAAGATTCACGAAGGCACCTGCGGGTCTCACACTACAGGGATCAAATAATACACTTATATCACTGGATAGAGATAGATCAGCTGGGCTAGAAGAGATCTCTAGCACAGAAGATTATGGGAGGGGAACAATTGATATAGTTGCTGGTCGAGGACAGACAGATTCTACAGATGCTGTAGGAGATCCGTATATGAATACTAGAGGATATCACGAAATAGATAAGACGCCTGCTCTAAGTGGAGCTTCTAGCAGCGCTAGTTCTGATGAAGTAGATAGATACGGAAATTTTAATGCTGAGGGAGACTTAGACTTTGAAAATGATCTATCAAGAATTTATGTTTCAATGAAGACAGATGGAGATGCTAACTTTGGAATTAGCGAGCTAACAGATGTATCAGACGGAGCTGCTGTGGTAGCAGACTCTGGTGATGACGCTTATTGTATAATAAATTCTAATCACACGAGAATAATATCTGAAACTGACGGATCTATTAAGATAGTCAAGAAAGGTGATAATGAGGCATCAGTCGTTATTAGCTCAGATGGAAAGATAACAATTATGGGATCTGAGATCTATATGGGTAAGTCATCAGGCGGAGCGGTGCATCCATTTACCTGGGCTGATACCCTCGAAGATCTCTTGGAAGCCTGGCAGGCTTCAATTGAATCTACTATAACAAGTGCAGGAAATGCTCTTCTGGGATCTTTTGTCACTCCGGTTGTGGGTGGGCCAGATGCTGCATGTTTAACAGCCGGCGCGGAGATGATTGGTTTTACTCTAGATACACCGGTAGGTGTTTTTAAATCGGAAGTTATAAAAGGAGAGTGACATGGCATTAGACATAGAATTGCTCAAAACTAACATCCTGGAAGCTTTTGATGCGGCTAGTGATATTGACATAAAAGAATATACAGATGAAATTACAGGCGATATTGATATCCCATCATTCTCTGCTGCAGCAATGGGAGCAATGGCATCAGCATTTGCTGAGGCTATAAACACCTTTGTCACAAGCGCTGAGGTTGAAATAACAGGTGCTAGCTTTGATAATGGTACACTCAATGGAAATATAGTTGTTTTTGATGATAAGAATGAAAATACTGATGGAGTTAAGTACTATCTATCACGGCCAACTAGCTTGAGTGCAATTGATTTTGATACAACAAGATGGCAAGGAGAGGCATATGTTACAGGTGACGTTACAATTTCAGATGGGAAGTTGAAATAGTTTTCTTTCATTCTTTCCTTGATTATATTTAATAACTGAAGGAAGATTATCATGGCCACAGATGAAGTGTATGACTTCAATTCAGTTGGTGTTCAAACCAATGACCCAAGATTCTCTCGGGTTGCTGATTCAAGTCCAATAGGGATACAGACGCCCTTGAGACTAGATTCATCTAGGGGCGGCCCGTTTAAGATGAACTTTAATGTCTATGATCAGATTAAGGATAATCTTAGGAATCTGATTTTAACAAATAACGGGGATAGACTTGGACGCTATATACATGGAGGAAATCTTCTTGAGCTTTGCACTGAGTTTGTGTCTAAGAAGTCTTTTGATTCTGAGGCCATGATAAGAATAAAGACTGCTGTTGCAAAAAGCATGCCGTATGTCGAACTTTCAACATTTGAGTCTGAAGTTAGATCGATACCTAGGGATCCTGCAAAGCCTGAAGGGATGTCTTTAATCTCTATTAAAGTTGCATATTCAATTCCAAGATTGAGATCATCAAATAATGCTTTAGAATTTATACTTTATATAATGGGTTAATATGTCTAGAAGAATTCAAAAAGAAATTAAAAAGAAGAAAGTAAGAAGCTATTTAAATAAAGATTTTGAATCTTTTAAGTCAGACTTGTTGCTGTACGCAAATACATACTTTTCTGATCATATATCAGATTTTTCTGATTCATCAGTAGGATCACTTTTTCTTGAAATGGCAGCGTACGTCGGTGATGTCATGTCTTTCTATTTAGATCATCAATTTAATGAGCTAGATATTTTAACAGCAGTTGAAAGTAAGAATGTTGAAAGACTAGTTAGAGCAGCTGGTGTTAAAATAAAGGGTGCTGCTCCTGCATTTGTAGATGTTGATTTTTATATTGAAGTCCCAGCTGAGCAGGTTTCAGTTAATGGTGTTTTAACATCACTTCCAAAAAACAGTGTTTTGCCTGTAATAAAGAAAGGAACTACAGTTAGTTCAAAATCTGGTATTGTATTTGAGTTAACAGAAGATATTAACTTTTCTTTAAAGGATGAAAACGATAGTTATGTAGCAACATATTTAGCATCAGAGACTAATTCTGATGGTGAGGTGATAAGCCTAATAGGAAAGGCATCAGGCCAATGTACATCCGGTCGAACATCATTGGAAAGTTTTTCTATAGCTGATAAGTTCGAACCATTTAGAAAGATTACGCTTACTTCTCAAAACATTTCAGATATAATTTCAGTAAAAGATTTAGATGGTAATGAGTACTATGAGGTTGAATCACTTACTCAAGATACAGTATTTAGTAAGGTTGCTAATTTTGGATCTGATTTAATGGAAGTTACAGATAGTATTCAGCTTATTCCTGCACCCTATAGATTTATAACGAAATCAAGTAGAAAGACTGGGATGACTACAATTATATTTGGGTCAGGAAGGGCAGAAACCCTAGATAACGATATTATACCAGATCCCAGTGAGGTCGCACTTCCAATGTATGGAGATAAAAAGACATTTTCAAGAGCTGCAATTGATCCAAATTCTCTCTTAGGAACAAGAACACTTGGAATATCACCCTACAATACAAATATTTCAGTCCGGTACAGGGCCGGAGGGGGAATTAGCCATAATGTAGGATCTGGACAGATAACTTCACTGTCAAGTCTTTCTACTTATTTCGGTTCAGGTGTTCCATCTGTAACAGCAGCTAAGATAAGGGCTTCAGTTCAGGTTAGTAACCCACTTACAGCAGCAGGGGGTGAGGATCCATTGACAGAGAGTGAGCTAAGAACAACAGCACTTGCATTTAGAAATTCTCAGTCCAGGATAGTTACACGAGATGATCTAGTTGCTAGAATATATACGATGCCATCTAATTTTGGTAGAGCATTTAGGGTGGGTGTTAGATCTAATCCAAATAACCCACTAGCTTCTATGATTTCAGTTATAAGTAGAAATTCAGCTGGTCACTTAATAATATCACCAGACACACTAAAAGAAAACATAAAAGTCTATGTTAATCAATTTAGACTTATATCAGATGCTATTGACATAGTTGATTCACAGATTATAAACATTGCTATCAACTATTCTATCGTTACAGATTCAACTTCTAATAAAAACTTAGTCATACAAAGAGTTAACACAGCACTTAAAAGCTATTTAAAAATTGAGAACTTTCAAATCGATCAGCCAATAGTAATATCAGATCTAACTAATCTTATTCTTAATGAAGATGGTGTTGTATCTTTGATAGATATAAATATAGAAAATAGAACTGGAACTATTGATGATAGAGTGTATGGAGAAAGTACTTTCGATGTCAATTCAAATTTAAAAAATAATATTTTATTTCCAGTCGAAGGTGGAATTTTTGAACTTAAGTTTCCACAGGACGATATAGCTGGTAGCACAGTTTAGAGGAAAATATGCATAGAATCCTTACATGTAGTTCAGATACCTACATTACTAATAAGATTATTAATAATAAATTCAGAGCAGAAGATGCCAATGTCGGCCAAGCAGGAACAATTGATATATTTAAACTTTATAATGAAAATTCTAGTGGGTCAATTACGGGAACTATTGAGGTCTCAAGGGGTCTGTTAAAGTTTGATCTAAATCCGCTTAGACAGCTTACGGGATCTTCTTTAGATACAAATCACTCATCTTTTAAATGTATGCTAAAGATGTATGATGTTTATGGTGGTCAAACTACTCCTTCAAGCTTTAAGCTAATAGTATTTCCGCTTTCTAAGTCTTTTGACGAAGGTATCGGCAGAGATATAGTTAATTTTTCTGATCTTGACTCTTCTAATTTTGTAACAGCATCAGTTATTGAT